TCCATTGACGAGGTAAACATGAATGGAGCCATTCCCATTCCACCATCATTTGCAATAAGCATAGTAGGCTTAGATAAAACTAATGTATCAGTAGTCTCTTTATCAAGACGTGCTACCATTTCTTCACCGCTGGCTAGTTTAATACTGATCACATCGCCGTCTCTGTAAGGTACTTCTATTAACATGCTTCACTTCCTTTAAGGTATTGTGCCAATTGATCATATCCGCCTATTACGGTTCCATCAATTACTATTTGTGGTACTGTTCGTGCCTGTGGTGCAATTTCTAATAATTGCTCACGAGTCACATCAACACCAATCTTTCTTTCAATAAACTCCATATGCTGAGTTTCAAGCAATATCTTCGCTTTAGTGCAATATGCACAATTATCTTTTGAATAAACTTCTACCATATTTTACCCTCCTTTTATTATAATGACATACCCGAAAAGGTATCTTTAGTAACGTCAGATGTTACACCACCAATGATGTATGACGATAGTTGCACTTCTTGTGGTGCGACTTGTACTTCTGCACCAGCAATCCATTTTTGTGTCCAAGGTAATGGGTTTGATTGTGATACCTTGTACGGACAAGATAAACCAACTGCTACCATACGCTTGCAACCAATCCATTCTATATATTCACACAATAGTTGAGCATTTAACCCAATCATTGAACCATCTTTAAATAGATATTCTGCCCATTGCTTTTCTTGTTCAATTGCATCTACAAACATTTGAATACATTCTTCTTCTGTTTCTTTTGCGATTTTTATATAATCTGGATCATCTTTTGGTAATATCTTTAATAGTGATTGCGTGAACGCCAAATGTAGATTTTCATCACGTGCAATAAACTTGATAATTTTTGCATTACCTTCCATCTTTTTAAGTTCTGCAAACGCCCAACTACATGCAAACGAAACATAGAAGCGAACACCTTCTAGTATGTTTACACCCATTACTGCTTTGTATAACGCCTTCTTCAACTCGTACAAGTCAACAGTGATTTCTCTACCATTAACCTTATGTACGCCTTCACCTAGCAAATTGTACCAAGCGGCTTTGTCAATGAGAGCATCATAATTTACTGAAATAGCAGATGCGCAATCAACTATTTCTTTAATGTCTAAAATTTCATCAAATATAATAGAAGGATCAGAATATATATTACGAATAATATGTGTGTATGATTTACTATGAATCGTTTCGTTAAACGTCCAAGTTTGAATCCATGTTTCTAATTCTGGTAGACTAACGATAGACCCGAATGCTTCACTAGGTGCACGACCTTGTACACTATCTAAAAGTATTTGACGCTTTAGATTAGATGTGAATATATGCTGTTCGTTTGCAGTTAATTGCTTAAAATCATTAGAATCTTTCGTAACATCGACTTCATCTGGTATCCAGAAGAAACCCAATTGCTTCTCTGTTAATTTGTCAAACTGCTTGTATTTTAGTACATCGTATCTCTGTAAACTTACTCTTCCTTCGGGATCAAGAAATGCCAATGATTTCGTGTGATCCGCTTTTTTTGTTATATTAAAAATGCTCATTTTTTTATTTATATTCCTTTACTTTATAAGACACAACTGTCGCAGTCTTCGCCGTCTAATTCTGTCAGGTCCGTTTGTGCTAACGGCTCTCCGTTCATTTTATTAATATCAATCTCACCTTGTCCATCATATGTATTAAAGTAGTAAAGATTTTTACCACCATACTTGTAGAACATAAGTAAGTGCTTCAACATAGTACTCATTGGAATCTTTTCATCTTCAAAGTAGATAGGATTATAACTGGTATTTACACTAATCGCTTGATCAATATATTTCTGTAATACTGCTACAATCTTTAAATAACCTTCTGGTGACTCTTGATCCCATAATAATTCATACTTATTCTTTAATCGGTGTATGCCCGGAACTACTTGCTTCAATACACCATCCTTTGATTGCTTGATACTTACCAAAGAACGAGGTGGTTCAATTCCATTTGTACTATTACTTATCTGCGCTGATGTCTCTGCTGGCATCAATGCCATTAATGTACTATTGCGTACACCTGTTTCTTTTATCTGTGTTCGCAACGCTTCCCAAGGCATACGCTCTTTATGCGCTACTAATTCATCTACATCTTTTTTACGACTATCAATTGGTAAAATACCATCACTATACTTAGTTTCATTGAATCCCGGACAATGTCCTTGTTCTACTGCTAAATCGGCAGATGCTTTGATCAAGTAGTATGACCATGCTTCTGTCCATTCATCAACTAATTCAAGATCAGGATTACTATAACTAGTATCGTTCTTTGCAAGCCAGTACGCGAAGTTAATAATACCAACACCAAGTGGGCGGCGCTTCTTTGTACCTAATTCTGCTGCTAGAACTGGATAATTCTGATAACTCAATAATGCATCAAGTCCTCTTACTGCTAATTCACAAGGCTTCTGAAAATCTTCTAATACCTTGATATTACCCCAATTCACTGCTGACAATGTACATGTAGCAACTTCACCATCACCCTTAAACAAATCTGTCATAGGAGAGGTAGGTAATGTAATCTCTGCACATAGGTTACTCATACGCACAGGTGCTAATTCTTGCTTGAATGAACTATGCTCATTTACATTATCTACATTCATCAAATAGATGCGACCCGTATTCTTTCGCTCGTGCATGAAAGTAGAAAACAATTCAATCGCAGGCATTGACTTCTTACGGATTTTTGTATTACGCTCTGCTTTTTCATACAACTCTTTAAATTTATCTTGATCTTCAAAGTATGCGTCATACAATCCAGGAACATCGCTAGGACTGAATAATGTAATATCACCACCAGCAATCAAACGCTCATACATAAGTTTATTGACTTGAACGCCAAAATCCAAATGCCTTACACGATTGTCCTCAGTTCCTTTATTGTTCTTTAACACCAGCATGTCTTCTATTTCAAGATGCCATAATGGATAGTACAATGTTGCTGCGCCACCTCGTACACCACCCTGTGAACAACTTTTAACTGCTGATTGAAACATCTTGTAAAAAGGAATAACACCTGTATGTGCTGCATCACCATTGCGAATAGGAGAGTTAATTGCACGAATGCGTCCTGCACCAATTCCAATTCCTGCTTTTTGTGATACATACTTTACAATCGCATTTGATGTTGCATTAATACTATCTAGACTATCATCTGACTCAATTAAAACACATGAACTAAACTGACGCACATTTGTACGAACACCAGCCATGACAGGAGTAGGTAACGAGATATCAAAGTTACTAATTGCATCATAATAATCTTTAACCCATTTCATACGATTAGTTGTGTAACTACCAAACAAAGTTGCAGCAATCATCATATACGCGATTTGTGGCGTTTCAAATATTTGACCAGTTACTCGGTTTTGTACCAAGTATTTTCCACGAAATTGCTCCATACCAACATATGCAATGTGGTTGTCGCGATCATGCTTGATATAACTGTTTAGTTGATCAAGTTCATCCGATGTATACAATTCAAGAATTTCATCATCGTAATATCCACGATCAATGTTATCTTCAATAACTCTAGACAAATGATCAGGTTCAAAGTCATTATATACTTGCTTGCGTAGATGATAATTAATCAAGCGCCCTGCTACCCATTGATAGTTTGGAGTTTCCTCTGTGATCAAATCTGCTGCTGCTTTAATTAATGTTTCTTGAATTTCATCAGTTGTTATTCCGTTATAAAACTGAATACTACTTTTAATTTCCACTTCTGACGGACTGACGCCAGCAATATCATTGCAAGCATAAAACACAACCTTGTGTAATTTATCTAAGTCAAGTGGTTCTCTAGCGCCGTTGCGCTTTTGTACCATTATTTCCTTCATTTATATCCTTACCTGTTTGGTTTCAATATTGTTATTTTACTAGATCGTCTGAATACCATGTATTCAAAATTTCACATTTGTCTAATACAGACACGTTATCTACTATACCATAATTATGATTTAATACATACTCGTTATCTAATCGTATTACAAGTCCTACCTTTGATTTTCCTGCGTCTTGTACTAATAGTATATCACAAGACCAATCGCATAATTCCAATGTATATGCCATTCCAAGTGCAATCACATTTTCATCATATAGACCATGCCATAATAGATCCCAAGGGTTGGGCCATTCTTCTGAACTGTATGGGTCTATTACTCTATTAGAAAGTGGTGCTAAACGCCACCAATCTACTAGGGTTTGTAAAAAATCTTCATCAGATATATCATCTAACTCGTTCAACTCGGTACGAAATGCTTTCCACTCCGTCAGTCGTTCTTTGGGCATTAATTGCCATATTGCTGAATTCATACTACAGTGTCGCTTTGAAGTTATCGGTTAACCATGCGAAATCTGCGTTTGCTGTGTCAGTGGTAGCATAGTGTAATGTAAATAAACCACTTGACATTGTACCAGTAAATACATGATCTAATAAACTACCTGATGTAGTTGCATTATTTGTATAATTGTCAGAAATAGTATGTGTATTATTTGTTGCATTAACTGCAATGCTCAATGAACCTTTACGAATATGCCCTGCTACGTTTCTTAATGAATAACGAATATCTGCGTTATCATACCTAGTTCCATCAAATGCAACAGGCAGTGCACCTGTGGTAGATGTTATTGCCACAAATCCAGGAACATCTACACCGACATCTGGCTCAAATAGAGGAATCTCAGAATTATACTCTAATGAGACATTTCCTGTTCCGACTGCCAAAGGATCTTTAACAACTACAGTTATCGTTGAATTATCAGTAGTAAATGCTGGTGATGTAAAAGTAACATTTGTACCAGTTAATGTCCAATCAGATGGTGATACATATAATGTACCATCAACATCTATTGAAACAATAGCATCAGTTGTTCCTATATCATATACTTGCTGTGAAGTTACAGATGAAATAGGACTGAGTGCACGAATGAACGAGACTGTGAAATTATCTACTGTATAATCGGTTGCGTCTGCTTTGACAACCGTATCTACTGTTATTTTATAGGTGCTTGACGAAATATTATCTAAATCAACACCAAAGGTGAAGTCAGTTTTTGTACCATCTCCATCTTGCAATTCAGCCGTATTACCAATGAATAATCGTTTTGCATCTAATGCATATCCTAATTCACCAGCCAGTAATATTGGAAGTTGGGCTAAATTACCGCTTCTTTGTTTTTGTATTTTTGTTTCAATTGCCATTGTAATCACCTTTTTAGTATATGTATTTATTAAATTCTGGTTCCAAAATCATGAAATATTGTAAAATTCTTCCAATCTTTTTGCCCATTTTAGTTCCCATTCTGCGAACTCTCCAATCTGCATTTCAAACAATTGCCACAGACCTTCTCTGCTACACATAAAAATAGCAACGTCTTTTATATCAGTTCCATACATTTCATTGTGTGCTAATGCATACGCTGTACACTGTAGAAAGTAATCACCAATCCATTCACGCCTCTTAGGCTTATTGGTTTGTTTGAAATCCATAACAGTGGGCTTACCTTTCCACACACCTAATAAATCTGCTGAACCAGCATATAATTCAGGATAGCATAGACTAACTTCTGCTCCCCATACTTCATCTAGTTCAGCATCAATATTCTTTATTACCACATCAGCCATCATACGAGATTGAAGTAATGTTTTACCAGTTTCTTCATTACCTACGTATTCTTCATTTTTAACATATGATTCTAGCATAGCGTGCATCTGAGTGCCCACCTTGGATGCTTCGGTAACTATTTGTTGAGCGGCTTCATTGCCTACACGTTTCTTCCAATCGGATAACATCTTTCGATCACGTGCTGGTTTTGTTGCAGACAGGACAGTGGTGACACTAGGTACAGGTTCACCATAGGGGTTCTTATATAAACGTTGACCGTTTACAGAAGTTCGTATTAATTCGCTATAAGCGTAAGGAGTTGTTATATTTACCATTTAGATATTATACTATCATAACATCTAAATGTCAAGTGTTATTTACTAATTACCAGTAAATGTACCATGAAAATGTTTTACCAGTTACAGTATTGGTGATGCGCTCAATCTTAAAACCAAGATTGCTGAAATGTTGAATTACTGATACCATATCTGATGATTTTGCACGATCTGTTTCAGTTCCTTGCCATACATTAAAATAACTAACACTTGTTGGGTTAGTTGCAGTAGATGTGCCAGGCGTTAATCCTAAACTAGCATTCGCTGTACCAGTACCTATGACATATGACCATGTAGCAGAACCAGCAACCGTTATCTTTAAACGAAGTTGGTTGTTTTCTTTGTATGCAAGTACATTTGGAATTGGTGCATCATTTATATCAGCGATTACCGCATTGAGACTCAAGCCAGTTGTACCTAATACAACAGTTACACCCTCAATAATTACAGTAGTAGCAGCAACAATTGTGGGATTTGTAACTGATCCAGACACGACTGCATCTGGCGTAGAATCTGTCATAGACGAACCATCAGAGACAGTTGTTTCATATAGACCAGTAACCGAACCTGCAATAATTGCTTTCATTATCGTTTCAGTTTCATTAAAGATAGTTAAATCTTGATTGCTATTTGCTCTTGCTTGTGATGCATTTAATCCTACACTCATGTTATATGTCCTTTTTAACTTGCTTTCTTGCCATTTTATCTATGCGATTATCTTGTTGATCACGAGTCGGTTCAGAAGAAGATGAATCATCTCTTCCAAAAAAGATAACATCATCTTTAATATTATCTACGATGGGAATAGAATCCAATAGATCAAACAATATTGAATGATCTACTTCATTTCCCATTTCAGCAAGAGATTTGTGTAATGTATCAATACTCAAACTTGTCATACCTTCTGCTGATGCAACTGAAATAATATCAATGATAATTGATTTAATGTCACTTGTGTCTTCAACAATTTCAGAAAAACGCATTTTAGTTTCTCAATGTAGCAAATGCTTGCTTTAGCAAATCTTTGCTGATTTTTCCGTCTTGTTGTGCTTCTTTAACCATGCGCATTGCAGAAAGATACTTATCTTCTTTCATTTCACGACCAATTGGGTTTTCTGCACCTGATGCTGCATCAACGCCTTCAAAATCATCGCCCATTTCCAATTCATCGTCTGATTCAAAATCATCGCCCATACCTAACTCGTCACCGAAATCAGTATCAAGTGTATCAACTGAACCACCTGCTTCAACTGGCTGACCTTGTGCAACTAATAATGCATTAGTAACTTCACTGTTAGCCGATTTAACTGCTGCTAGTGCTGCACCGATTGCTGCCTCAGATGCCATTGTGAATGCTTCTGCTTCTGCTGTACCTACTTCTTCTTTCATTGCGTTGGTGATGCTCATTAGGTCTTCAACTTGCATACTTGCTAAGTTTTCAGCCATTTTTTGTAAATCATCAGCCATTTGCTTTGCAGCGAGTAATACTTCTGCTTGATCTAAATCTTGGTTTTCTTGAATTTTCATTTTAGTACCTTGGGTTGTTTGTGTCACGTCTACCAGTACCATATTGATACCTTCTGATATTAGAAGTAACTTTTGAAAATCTTTCGCACTAACGTCTACGCCAGATTCGCGTAATGCGGCTATACGAGAGTTAGTTGTTTCTTGAATTTTAACAAGTTTAGATTGCTCCATTCCGAAGTTGAATTTAATATCAAATACTTCGTTTAAGGCTTTAGTTAACTTGGTAAATTTGTCTTCCTGCAAATCATGTAAAATCATTTTAGTGCTCCATTAAAATTATATATTATAATGTATTTATACAAAAACTAAATTACTTCTTG